CCCGTAGATTATGTGAGACTGTTCCTTTGGCCCCATTGCCCCTTGTACGTGTATTTGTATCTCTGTAAGCACATGCCTGCCTTCTCTTGACGGCAAGGAAAAGTTCAAGTGTATTCCAGCGTATCCAGAATCATAAGCATGCGCATATTTGTCACTGATCTTTACCATCTTCCCACCAACGCCCTCGATCTCTGATACCAACTGCTCAACTACTTTTTGTGCCTTACCTATATCCTTAATCAGTATTGTGCCTCGAACTGTATCATTTAGTTCTTTTACTGGCGTGCCCCGCTTTGTAACCTTCTCTGCTATTGACTTACCAGACTTTAGCCACTCTTTTTCGGTCGGCCCGTAGAACACGCTGGCGTTCTCTCCTTTTATCCCATTACTCATAATCCTCTTGAACGTTCTCTCCAGAGCCATGCCGTCTGCGCGTAGTTGTGCTCCAGTTTTCGCACCATTTTCTATCAAGGAGAACTTCTGACTAAGGTCTCCATATTCACTTCTGTAACGTGATGAGAACTCTTCCGGGCTCATGCCTTCAAGTACTACCGGCGCCCAAGCGCAACCACAATTCACGTGTAATGGTAACATTCCCGACACATCTTGAATAGGATATACACCCTCGCTGCTTGGGCATATCTGTGTAGGACACGGCCCCGATCCTACAAGTAACCGAACTTTCTTAACAGAGTAGTCCTTATACCTGTTGAGCGTGGCCTCATTCTGCGCTCGATTAACCTCTGTCCTAGCCAGTGCCCGCGCCCTCGTGATCCCTATCTTGTCAATCCGGTTCGTGATGTCGCGGGCTATGACCCGCGGGTTCTTGCCCTGCGCTAGACCGTCGGTAAGCACACGTGAAATCTGTTGATCCATAGCCTCTGTAATTCCTACTAGCTCGTTGAAGTTGCGCGTGTAGAGCATCCCTAGAGAGTCTGCATGCACAGGACGGTTGAAGATAGCTCGGATGTCCTCATCTGATACCTCTACGCCCTGCTCTTCCAGTTTAGCATGCGCGAAGGAAATACCTTTCTCATATGAACGGCGCACATATACATTCTGCCATTCCTTGTGCGCTACAACCGACCGGCCTTTGCGCTCTATTACCTCCAGCACCTCATCGTCTTGGGCCTCTCGCAGCCAATCCATGAAAGCATTGATCTTTTCAGGGTTCTCCGTGAACTTAAATGGAGGCCGCAAGGCTTGAGCGTGACCAATCACGTGGCCTTTTTTTAGACGGAAGTAGTCGTTGTCGACAACGGTTTCACGAACGAGCTTCTTGAGCCGCCCAAATCGGCGATTCATCTCCGCCATGTACTGCGCATGAATCGTCTTCAAGTACGGAAATTCAGGCATTACGAATGCGCTCCGCCGCCCGATAACACGCCAAACTCATGCTGTACTTCTTCATCCTCTTCATCAAGCTCATGCGCTACCGGTTGGGGCTCCTCTGGTTCAGGGGCGAACCCCACGGCTTGCCTTAGTTCTTCCTTGGTAAACATGTCAAGCGGGAACTTTCCCGACACCGCCAGGATGGATGCCGCCCGTTTCTCGTACACATCGGCTTGCTCCATATCCGTCAAGTAGAACAAGCTCGGCCATTCTACCTCGTATGATCCATCCTTAGGTGCGTCAAGGGCCTTGATAGCGATGAGCCTATCAATGAAGGCCCTAAGGATTCGAGGCTCAGCAAACTGCGCCTGGCGCTCTGACATGCGCCCTAACCAATTAGCCTCATCCTGAGAAGATGCAAGCTCGCCTCGTTCAGAGCCTAGCAAGATGCGCTTCGGTATTCCCGTCTTACCAGAGATCAATGAGATAATCACGTCGAACGGTTTAGATGGATCTGTGGCCGTGCCCGCGATCTTTTTCCAGTCAAGCCCCTCTGTAGAGATCAATCTTTGCAGCCCGTGGATGTAATTCTGCCACTGATCTTTAGCATCCTCTAGGCCGTCTTCATCAATCTCATAGTCTTTCTTGGGAGAAATATCATAACCCGGTACAGCCGATTGCCAGTACCCCTCCGCGGAGCTACCGACCACTTTGTCGAGGTCTTCAAGCCGATTGAATACCTTCTGCAATCGCGGCTCCCCGTACACCTCGTTCTCCAATAACCCCTCCGCTACATGAATCACCCGCGTCCAGTGAACGACTTGTGAGGCTATAGATACGTCAGAAATCACATCCCCTTGCAAATCAATCGTGTAGGTTTCCGGATGACCGAACCTCGGATCTTGGGTGTCTGTTACGTATGAGTTTATCTTGGCATACAGCTCGCTGTACGTAGACAAGAAGATGATATCCAGCGGTCCTGAAACTCGTTCCAGAGGAGTGTCTAAATCGCCTTGCTTCACCCCTATCAAGAGTATCCCGTACCGCCCTAAACCGGCTAACCTATCCACGCGCTCCATGTAATGATGGACGTCTAGCCGTTTCTCAAGTTCAGCCCATTGCCGCATAAATAGAGACGTGCTTTCTGACCCGTCTGTAATGATTGGATCATTCCGCCAAGTAGTCTTTGCCGGTGAGTCAATGATAGTAGCTGCAAGCCCGCGTCTGTCATACTTCTTCTTGTAGTCTTGAATCGTTGGATCCGTCGTGTATCCCAATACGGCGTCGATATTGCGATCGCCGTTGAACTGTATCCCGGCCAACTGAGCCAACGCCGCTCGCTCCCGTACCAAGTTCGTATATAGATCACTCATTGTGTTTCACCTCTTCCCATTGCCCTTTCCAGCGGTCAAACTGTCGGCGTGAGTTGTGAGTCCAGCCGTACTCGTGGTGAAAATCAGCTTCACAATCCAAGCAGAGCGTCACGCCATTCTTGAGCCGCGTACGGAATCGAGGGAAGTTGTCATAAGCATCAAGGTGATGAGCTACGAGCTTGTCTTCTGTGAGCTTCTTTCCGCACCGCTGGCATATATACCTGTCGCGCGATAGAACGGCTTTACGCCACCCTGAGTAACTGAGCAAGGATGTATCGCTTGCTGGCTGCACATTCTTCTCTTTTCCAAGACAACCACACGACTTCGTGTTGCCAGTGGTAAGGCTATGGGACGACACCTCGCACGTGTTGCCGCAATCACACTTGCAATACCAAACGACACGTCCCTGGTCTCGCTTCTCAGTAGGACGTATCGCTACCAGCTTTCCAAACCGCTTCCCTGTCAAATCAAGTGTTCTTGCCATAGCGCTCCTGTAATATCGCGGGGTACTCAACGAACCCGGTCACTTGCTTTCGCTCCTCGACAATGACGACGACACCTACGTCGCCCTCTGTGCTGATAGCGTGCCGAAACCCGACGACAGGTGCTCGACAACGCAACGTGTTGTCATCGTCCATCATCAGGTAATCGTCCACTACAAGGTCTTCCCCGACCTCGTTCCTGACAAGCCAGAAGAAATGATTACCCCTGTCTTCCTGTTCCGCCACCCTTACCTCCTCCGTTGCCGTGTCCAGGCCCGCCCTTGCTGCATCCACCCGTGTTCTTACCGCGCCGCCCGCCACCAGGTTGCCCTCTACCTTTTCCGCTACCGTCTTTCACCGGTCGTCTTGCCAATGCAATCACCTCTCCTGACTTATACCACAACCTTCCAAAGAAGACAACTCTTGTCTCCTCATTGTCCCGTAGCACTTTGGGCATCTGAGCCAGCCTCTATCCCAACTATACAGGTGTGCCTTCTCTCTATGCCCACAGTCTTCACACACATAATAAGTGGCGCCCGTTGCTGTTGCCGCCCCACCGCTTTCTACATGATCCTTATTAGCTGTGTCTCCTAGCATATATCACTCCTCGCGTGTGGTCACCGGTGCTTTACTTACTTTGCTTTCCTGTCCAATTTGCTCCAAGATTTGTTATTTGTATACCGTTATCATCGCATTCTAACATTTCAGCTCTACTGGCTTTTCGTTGTTCGATCTCAAGGAAAACTTCTTTTGCTTTTTCTTGATCGTATTCTGTAAATATAACCCCTCCAGAATCACGGTAATCCCATACGGCCAATAGCTTTTCTTCCCCCGTTTCCTGATTAGTTATAACTTCAAGGTCTAAACCAATACGATGGAAAAACAATCTATTTGCTTCTTGCAGATATCCAAGTCTACGAAAATCTTTTATTGACATTCTCTTTCTTGATTTATTCATTTTTATCTCCTTTTCTGAACATCCCTATTTAAGCCCGGAAATGCGGTTTCGTCTCCGCGCAGTACCACTCAAAACACTCGCACCTTTTTCTTCTGCTTGCCAAGAGGAACCCCTTCAAGCGTGTGCACGATATACCTGTAGCAGTCCGGCAGGTGGTCATACTTCTTGATCGGGTTCTCCTTCGCAACGTTACCGGTTACGGGATCAACCGGAAAGCTGTACTTCTCCATCTGATCGATAAAGTTCGGGCAGCGTCCCCTCATCACTTTCAGCCGCCCTTCATTTATCACGCCTGTCCCTGTTACTATTCCTGCTTGAACAGCGTTGTTCCCCTTCACCAGCGGTTTGATACCATAAGGCTTCAGATCTGTCACATCCGTGATCCTACTTGGATCATATATCCATTTTACAACTGTGCCGCGTACCCGTTCAAGCAATGCCTTTGCGTGTTCCTTGGCCGATGTGACGTGCTCGTTGTAATACTCTGCATACGCATAGTAAACCCCGTCGCGCTCTGCCAAGAACAGCCCACCGTAAAATACCCCTGGATCAAGGCCAACGTACACCGGCCAATCCGAGGGGATATCGAACGGATCCACAATCATTCCTTCGTCCCCGAACCTTGGATAGACCAATCCGAACGGCTTCCTAAACTTCCCTTCGTGGCGCATCTCAAACATCCATCCCGGCAAGGTCCTCTTTGCCCGCTCATACTCCTCAACCGGATAAGCAGGATTATCCGTAGACTTGAACTGTATCACTTCATAATCAGGGTCTCCGTTCTCCCATGCTTTGTAAATATCGTGATAGTACCATCCCATATCCCACGGATAGCCAGTGAATAGAATAGGAGCTTGATAATATCCCGTCCGAGCTTGCAGGATAGGCCACACAAGGGCTTTCATCTGCCCGGGCTCATCAACACAGGCAGCCCTCACGTGATGCCCTTCAATGCGCTCTGGGCGATCCGCAGACCTAAAATAGATATTGCCGCCTGTTGGAAGAGAGTACACGTTAGACTGTTTTTTATGCTCGCCTTGCAGACTAGTCCCCTGATAATGCCCTATGAGCATCGGTACTAGCATATCTCGCACCATCTCAGATGTAGGCCCTAGTACAAGATACCGTGCGCCTTGATTGACTCCTTGCTCTACATCCTTTGCGATCTTGGTAGCCAGCCATACCGGAAACCAGTACGTTTTGCCAGCACCAGTTC